GTATAACATTGAGTATGTAAATGTCCCTGTATAGTATTCATTATATCTGCCCTAGATTTTGTACGAGCCGTACCTCCTTCTCCGTGGATAAATTGTACCCCATATTTAACATATCGTTCTACAAAATTCCATTTAGGAGTATCTAGAACTTCTTTATATGATTTAATCCACTTTTTAGGTATGTTACCTGTTTGACTTTTACGCATTACCATTCGGTCGTGATTACCTATGATAACTGTCGCTTTAGGGAATGCTTTATACCATCTAGCAATACGGCTAATTGCTAAATCTAGTTCCTCACCTCCACTCATACCATCAGGATTAGTTTCGTGATAACTAGAATAATGATTATCTATAACATCACCTATAAATACAACCTCGTTGCACTTATATTTCTTATATGAGGACTTACAAAAGTCTAGATACTTATCTAAGCAAAAAGGCTCGTGTAAGTCCCCTATAATTAGTATATTATTACTTTTTGGCAATGTCTGCTATTCCTTGACCTAATATTAAAGTTAAGATTGCATAGTATAGATTTGTAGCCGTTGCTTCATCTACACCTAGATAGGTAACTAATGCAGGTACTACTACTGAACTAACTGCATACCAAAACTTTTTAGATTTGAACATTTGTCCGATTAGATACTTCGATAAAAATTCTTTCATTTGATTTTAATTTAAAGGTTAATTATTTATATTTATAAGTCCATATTACATCTCCATCTCTTTTAGCGTCCATATCAGCGTGTATAAAGGTTTCTCCTAAACCTATCCTATTTATCCCTACACTCATTAAAGCGTTCATAATTACATATCGCTCTCTACTTCCGTTATAACCGATGTCAGCAGCTAAACCGAGTTTATGTGCCGAGCCGTGTCGTCCTCCAACTTTAAGATTATGTTCAGCAGTTCGGTAGCCTGAATTTATACGAAATGGTATCCCTGCTTTTTCTCTCGCTTCGTCCAATTTTCGTAAAAACATCTCGTCCATTTTATTGCCTGAACCAATTTCGTCAGGGCTGTCAAATTCACTGATTTTGAAGTATTTTAAGTCCATTATTTTATTTATATTTATTAAAAAGTTAGCATTAACGAGAAGGTAGTTTATTTGCCGTTTAAGGAACTTTGTTAGGTGTCGTAGGCCGAGTGTTAAAAAACTTTTGTTCGTTGTTTTCCTACTAATGAAGTGTTCGTTTTTTTCCAAATTTGTTGTTATTCGTTCAACTTACATCTAATCGCCTAGGAGTACCAAACTGCGTAAATTTTAACCCCTTTTACATCACTTATAAGCACTTTTTTACTCACTTTTTGCTCCTCAATTTTTAAGTATTTTGGATTATTTGAGTTTAGTTTTCTTTTTTTCGGCATCACGATTTTTCTTTGCAAAATACCATTTGTCAGCAGTATAAAGTATTGTGATTATCAATAAAATAATCTTTAAAAATAGCTCTAAATTGCTAAAAGTTGTTACGCTTAAAATTACTCCATTAACGCTTACGACTTCTGCGACTTCCTTTGTTACTGTCCTTATCGGCATCTTTCAAATATGTTTTAAGGGCTTTCTCATTTTTACCCTTAGGTTTGTAATTCTTTTTCATTATGATAAATCAGGTGTTAAAAAGTCATTTAGCCCTATAACTCCATCATTATCACATTTTCCTCTCTCTAGGTTCATTCCTGAGTAATAAGCACTCCTGTCTGGCCTAACATCTGAACCATCATTAGTATTGTATTCAGGGAATGAAGTTTTCTGATGCCTAATATAATCTATTAGTCTTTCAGTATAAAATTCTGCAGTATTTCTAACTTCCTCTCTTAAATTCTGAGCGTCCTCTCTACTTATTCCGTCCCCTGTTTCACTATTCTTTGCTACTATATTGTTGTTTTGAACCTTAAATCTAAGGAATGGTAAACACTCATAAAAAGCCCAATGCACTAAAGCATCGGCTATATAATCATCTACTAGAGTTTTATAATCTCCTGTTAGAGTATTATTCTTTATTTCATCTTGTAATTTTACAAATAAATCAGTACCTAGTTTACTCTCTATATATTTCTTTTGAGCAACCCTTACATAAGGCACTATAAATTCCATATCTACATTACCATTTATGGCCGTAGAGTCCTTTATCTTGTTTTCGCTAACGAATAATACATAACTTGCCATAATTATCTCTTGTTTTTATATCCTTTATTTTTCATTTGCTTAGGAGCAACAGGTACTTCCTGTTCATTAGGCTTAGGAGCAAACCCCTCATTCCTCGCTTTAGTTGTACTTATAATTTCTGCTGCATTTATATGAGTAGAACCCTCACCTATTCTAGTCATAAATATCTTACGATACCATCTATGATGACAATTAGCCCCTCCTTTAAACTTAAAAATATCATAATGAGCAGGGTTCTCCTTTGGTCCAAAACCTTTATTAGCGTTTATATTGCTTAGGCTAGTAGATATTCCATCAGGGCTTATTTCCTCTTTTCTATATACCTTTCCGTTCTTACTAGCATTCATCATCATTTTACAGAATGTTCTTTGCTCTCCTGACTTTCTAGTTAAACTCATATCCTCATTATAAGCATATCTAACTCTAAAGTATTTATCCCCTGCCGTATTCTGACCATCTTGTTCAGATTTAGCGTTAGGGTTATAGTTCTGACCTGTAGTTTTCGCTAAGTGTAGATTTGTCTGTAAATTTAATTCTTTCTCAAAGTCAATATATTCTTGTCCTGCATCTTCCTCCTCAATTAGCTTCCAAGACTCGTCAGGGACTTCTCCGTGAGTTTCTAGCCACTCACCTAACTCTAAGTCAGTTCGTTGCTCTGAGGCCTTGTATTTCCTTTTTTTACCATATTCGTTTTCCTCCTCAACTCCCAAAGGAGATAATCCTAATTCCTCTCTTATTTCCTCAGGTGTCATAACTTCTTTCATATCCTCAATAGTCCATTTGCTCGTTATAGGTTTAGCCTGAGTAAATGATAGGGGTATATTACAATTATTTACCTCACAAATTTTACCTATAACCTTTAAGATATGATTTTGATAAGGCATAACTACTGTATTTAGATAAACTTCAAAGGCACTATTTAATTCCTCTGCATTGTTACCTAGTCCTGTGTCATTCTTTATACCCATAAGCATTGGAGATGTTACTCTATGTGCTACTAGGATATTTTGTGTCATTAATTCTTGTAATGCTAGATATTGTTTATCAGCGTTAGATACTGATATTGGAGTTATTTCAGGTGTTCTATTTTTATCATCACTAAAGGTCAAAACAAATTTACCACTAGCTTTAGCCCCTGTAAACTTCTCTGTTATTGATTTTTCTATATTATATCTTTCCTCCTGTGTAGGTATTCCATTAGCGAATGATATAAAATAACTACCACTAAAGCCGTTAGTAATGTTGCTTAAATGAAATTCTGCTATCTTTTGGTCAATTAAAGCCCAATTACAACCCCCTACATAGTCAGGAACAAAGTAAATATCCATCATAGGACTATAAGTACCTGAGTATAATATCTGACTAGGGCTAGTCCTGTCATTTAGATTAAATGCAGGTACAGGTTTAGGGGGGTTCTTTCTAATATCTTTCCAATCAGGGTGTATGTAGTAGTGTTCAACTACTCCCATCTCATTAGGCTTTCCTGCTCTTAGTCTTTCTACAGGGATATGATATATTTCTGCTATTTCCGTTCTATCCTTACTCCAAACTATGTTAAGGGCAAACCCTCCTTGCAACTTAAAGTCAAATGCTAGTTTTTTAACTACCTCGTGTAGCGTTTCTTTACCATTTGCGTTTGCTATAAACTTCTTTAGCCTAACATACGATTCTAGATTATCGTGTCCCTCACAAGTTATTTCCTCCCCTGCTATCATTTCTGCCGTAGCGTTAACTATTGCTGCGTGAGTAGATGAATTGTAGTATAAATCAACTAGAAATTGAGGGTATAGATTAGCATAACCCTCTGTTCCGTATTCAATCCAATCCCTATTAGAATGTTCTCTAACTTCAGGAGCAGTCTGAGTATCTAGGTTGATGTTTATTATGTTTTCCATTATTTAGTATATATATAATTACTTTCGGTTTCCGTATGTTGAGTATATTGTACTTCCTCGCTACCTCCTTCCTCTTGAACTAGTAGTTTTCCCTCCTCAACGCACATAGTTACCGTAGCCCTAAACATATATGCCCATTGAAAGTCCTCTGCTAAACCCTCTCTATACTCGTTATTCTCGTTCATAGGGGCAAATACTTCGGTCATTACATTAGTAGTGTCAGTAGGTTGTATTTGGTCAGGTGGAGCGTAGTAAACATCCATTCCATAAGGGAATACTACCTCATATATTTCATAGTAGTAATAACCTGCTTTTTCAAACTTTAACCCCCCATCAAACATATCTCCACTAACGGTAAAGTCAGTTTTAGTGTATCTATAATTATCAATAGTAGTCCCAAAGTCTTTTATTATCTTAGGGTAAGCGTATTGCTCCCTTTTATCTGAATCATTAATGAATTTGAATAGATAAGTTTGTTTAGTCCTGTCTATTTCTCCCTGACTAGTTCGTTGAACAGGGGTATTGTAGAATGTAGGGTTCGTATTTATTTCTGTATGTATCATAAGTCCTTAATATATAAGAGAAAGTAGAACTATTTATTTGCTATATAGAAAAAGGGGGCATATAACCCCCTCTCTCTACAATAAATATAGATAAATATATAGATATACTCCTTAGTCCTCGTCTATTGTTATAGCAGTACCACCATTAAACGCACTATTATCTAGAACTGCACTAGTGTAATCAGCAACCGTAATCATAGGGTATGTTTGATTAGCCTCATAAGTCCATTCGTAACCATTGAAGTCCCCCATAGCTGCTCCTGCAGAGTTAGTTCCCCCTGCTATTGTACAACCATTGTCAGTTCCAATACAAAATACTACATTTTTACCTGCATTGTTAGTAGCATTTGTTTCTACGAATATCAATAGAACCTGTTGAGCAATTAGTTTTAACTCATTTTGGTCCTCCTTAGATAATTTGTGTAATTTAATAGTAACACTAGGAGTATAGAATACAGTTCCATTCTCAGTACTAGCTGAGATAGTTTCCGTTAGTGAACCTGCTCCTCTTTTAAGCAAATACTTATATGCCGTTGGAGTAGAAACACTTGCCTTAAACTCTAGGTCAGTTAATTCACTACCTGCTATTGTTGAGTTATCCCAATCAATATGGTCATAAGGTATTAGATATACTGCTTTTATACCTCCTGTAGTAGTTAAACAACCTCCGAGTCCTCGGCCTTTAGTTAAATCGCATCCCATAGTGTAATTTTTTTATTAGTTAGTAATTCAGTTAATTAAGACATATGCGTAATATCACTAGCAACTCCTGTTTGAGTACCTGCAGTGTATTTAGCAACGCATCTGATGTTATCTGAACCATCTAAATCACTCATATCTAATAACTTAATCTCAGTAGTATCAGAAAGTAAGTCAGTTCCAAAGAACATATTACTAGCCTGTGCTGCTACCATATTATCATCTGGCATTCCTGGACATACTGCTATTTTGATACCCTCAAAGAACGGCTGATAAGTGTCATTCATAGAGTATAAATCAACATATCCTGCAGTTGACATTTCAGAAATATAGAATCGGTATGCTTTAGGGTTCATATAGATATATAAGTCCTCTGCTGCATTAGCATAAACATTAGCAGGAATGTTAGCTACTAAAGTAGATAATTCCGTAGTCATTGTTGTTGCTGAGAATGCTCCTGATTTAGAACAAGTAGTTACCGCATCAGCAGTAAATGCTGCTAATAGTCCGTCAAATTGTCCCGGATTAGCTTTTGCTCCTGACCATACATCTAATTCTACTGCATCAGTAATTTGAGCAGCGATGTAGCCGATAATAAATGATTGAAAGTCAGGGCTAAAGTTTCTGTTATGTGCTCCTGCTCCCATTTGTAATGATTGCCAATCTGCTAATAGGTCTTTTTTACAAAAGTCCATATTTACCTGTAATGCTTTAGGCTCAATGATTTTCTCAGTCATTGTTAATGAACCTCTTTTAGTAAAGTCACAAGTAGCGTC